CATTTAATAAATAGTGGTATACATTTCCAAGAGAGTGGTATACAATAGTCTCACTGGTTAAAGATGGTCCAGTTTAAAACCATCTAATATTAATGAGAATATTCAAATGAGAACTATTAAAATAGATGGTAACTATTACACTAAAAAAACAAGTAAAACACCACAAGAACTATTTACTGAATTTCTGATGGAAATATCAGAAAATGGAGATCATGATTATACTAAAGAAATACATCCTGAAATATTTGAAACAGTTGAACCTGAACTTACACTTAGGTTGAGTATGATGTTTCAATTTTATTCGAATGAATATGATCTATTACGTGATTCATATTTTAATAAAGATAAAGATTTATTTGATGTGTTGGATACATTACATGATGATATGAAATCAGGTAAATTTATCTTTTCAAACAAACATGAATATCCGCCACGTGTTGAAGATTTTTCAAATAAAGGTGATATTAAACTGATTAATCAAGGTTTTCTAAAAGAAATGAAATTAAAAGGTTTTAAATTGGTTAAATAAGTATACAATAAAGGACGAGACTGAGAACCTCGTCCTTTTTATGGAGAAATATTAATGGAAACATACAACAATTTAGAAATTATTGTACACTCGTACCGTGATTCAACTAAAAAGATAAAACGAATAAGAGATTTTAGAAAGAAACATGGATTTGATTTTAATTCAACATCATGTGAAATCTATACTGATGATAGAATACATCCATTTAGTACTAATAGTACAAGTTTAAAAATTAATGATGGTGTATTAGGAATATCTTCATGGAATAAAGAACTTAGTATGATATTACAATCTTTAATATTATACATTCCAGGATTTAATGGTAAAACTATTGAAATCTATTCATCTGAAAAAATGTTCACTAAGTTCTTAAAACGAGTAGATAATCTAATAAAATTCATCAAAACTGAAGATTTCAAACTATTATACAAAGAAAATTCTATAAACGATATTAGAGATATTATCTGTTATGAGGAGTTCATCTTCGATAAACGAAATAAATCTTTTGATATTGTCTATCATCATTTGGATAAACTTATACCAGTGATATTCAGTAACCATAATCGATTTATAGTTAAAGGATTTGTCTATCAACCATTTAAAAAACATGAACATGATGAGATTTGGAACAGACACTGGAGACACGCGACAGAATTACGGAACAGAGTAGTATCAACAAACCAAATACTTTCTAACATGGATGGATATGATACCTCGGCTGAAATTAAACTCCGCCGACAAATAAAATCAACCTAGGGATTTCTAGGAACACTAATATCAATAACTTAGAACACACATTGTCACCTAAGTTATTGATTGTCATGTTCCTAGAAATCTAAAGAAATAATTAGAAATCCCTAGAAATACAAAGAAATTTCCCCAGACTAAGTCTTGACGGCCTAATCTTGACGGCCATAGTGTTCCTATAATATCGTCTTACGACGGGAAAATCGAATTCGTAACCTCATTCAGATTTATCCTCCATCACATTACATGTTCAGGTAGAAATCAAAGGACATCGGTGATCACTGGTTGACTGATTATAAATAGAGGTATAATAACATATTAACAAGAACCAATTAATTAACCAGGTATAAGAATAATGAATAGAAAATATGGGTTATCGATCTACTTAACAGATGAAGAACTAGAATATTTTGTTAAACTTAAACGATTGGATATTACTGATAAGGACATAGTACCAATTAATAAACAAGTTCAACTATTACTGTTCTACACGAAACCAGTTCTATTTGTTTCTAAATTTACAAATATTGATGCGTTTACTCGTTCAGTTAATAAATACAAACAGATGCTTAATAGATCAAAGGTTGATCTATCTACTCAGGGAGTAAAATATGGCAAAAACAACAAAGGTAGTTCCATTACCACGTGAAGGCGTAGGCGGTAAATTCAAATTAAGTAAGAGAGACATAAGTCAGATACAAGAAATGGCTGAGATGGGATTAAGATCTAATCATATTGCAGCTATTATGGGTTTTTCAAAACAGGCCTTCTTTAATATTATGACTAAGAACGAGAATATTCGACTTGCTTATGATGCAGGTAAGGCCAATGGAGCTCGACAAGCAATAAAACATCTCATGACTCATATTGAAAATGGATCTGAGAAATCACTTCACTTCTATTTAAAATTCATATCTGGTTATAATGCCACAGATGAATACATCGAATATCTATCTGAAAAAGAAGAATCAGATAAAAAACCAAAATTTCCATCATCTTTCAAGTTTGCTTTAATAGAAGATTGATATTTACTACTCACTTTTTCCGTGTTATAAATAGATATGAATCAGATGAAAAAATGATTCAAACCATTAATATCATAGCAATAAGGATGTTGCATTCTCATTAAAAGGGCTTGCCGTTCAGGTAGGTCCTTTTTAAATTAAAACTACATGAAAATAGACTTTAAAAATAATAATGCACATTTAATAGTTCCGTTTTGCGAATATTACGACAAAATTGTAATCCATGCAAGACGAGTTAAAAATACTAGATTAAGTACACCAGATCATGATTTCGTATCATTCCGTAATATGGCTAGACATTATGATATGCCAATTGTAGAACTTAAATACATATTCAATCATCTTGATGAACCAAGTCTCAGTAATTCCCCATATTTTCCACAGTTAAAAGTAGGAGTAGTACCAAAATACATAGGATTCAAAGATGCAACCTACTATACAGGTACTTAAACACCAATTAAAATTCATAGAAGACAGAACAACTAAACATTTAGCCTTAGTCGGTGGTTTCGGTTGTGGTAAAACTTATACCTTCTGTCTTAAAGCTCTAGATTTAGCTTCCCGTAATGTCGGATTTACAGGTCTTTTATTAGAACCGACTTATGGTATGATCTCAGATACTCTAGCTCCAACCTTTCAAGAGATTTTAGATCTCTATAATATTCCATATGAAGTAAAGATCTCAAACTGGGAATTCAAACTCTATTTTGAAACTGGTATTACTAAAGTCATTATGAGATCTGCTGAGAACCACATGAAATGTCGTGGTATGAACTTAGCATTCGCTGGCATAGATGAAATCGATACAATTAAACCAGAAATAGCAGATGGTGCCTGGAAAACATGTCAATCTAGACTTCGTAAAGGAAATCCAAATGAGATTCTACAATTATTTACTACATCTACACCAGAAGGATTCGGTTTTCTTTATAATTATTTCGAAAAGAATAAACATAAAGAAAATCGTAAACTAATTCGTGCTAGAACTCAAGATAATCCATATCTTCAACCAGATTACATAGAAACTCTAAGAGCTGATTATCCACCTGAATTAATTGATGCATATTTAGAAGGTAAATTTACAAACTTAACATCTGGAATTGTTTATACTTCATTTGATAGAGAAGAGAATAATACTGAATTAGATTATGAATGGGTTCTAGAACAAGAACGTAAGTTTCCACATAATCCACCATTTACACTATACTGTGGTCAAGATTTTAACGTCGGTAAATGTTATACAGCTATTCATATTATTATAGATAAGAAACCATATGCTATTGCAGAACTCGCATTATCTAAGAATACTGAACATGTTATAACCCGTATAGATAATCTTTATCCAGATCGTAAGATTAAAATGTATCCTGATAGTTCCGGTAAAAATGAAAGATCTAATGCATCTCAAACAGACATAACCCTATTAAAGAATGCAGGTTACGAATTACATTATCCTACTAAAAATCCATTCATTAGAGATCGAGTAGGTTCAGTAAATGCTATGTTAAAGAATAGTAACGACGAACGAAGATATTTTATAAATACTCAAAAGTGTCCAGTTTTAACTGAATCTTTAGAACAACAGGTATACGATAAGACTGGTGTACCTGATAAAAATCATGACAACGATCATCCTGTAGATGCGATAGGGTATTTTATCCATAGAATGTATCCGCTTAAGAGAGCAAACACTAAAAAAATACAAATCATAGGAATTTAAAATATGCCAATACAAACTACACATCCAGATTATGATATCGAAAAGCCTACCCTGACTCAGGATGCATTTGATGGCGATGTTAAACAGGAAAAATATGTAGGAAAACTATCCAAACAATCAAAACAGAAATATGAACAATATGTTAATCGAGGCATTTATTACAATGTAATATCTCGTACTACTTCAGCTATTATAGGTACAATTCTTAGAAAAGATCCTGATATGGATGATTCTTTTAAAACTGTTAAAGAATTGACCGAACGAGAATTTATTGTAGATTTATTGAAAGGTTTACTATTACAAGGTCGTTCAGGTATCCTTACGGACTTCAACGATGAAAAACAAGAAGCTGAAATGATACCTATTCAAGGTGTTAATATTGTCAACTGGAGAGATGATAATAGTCTAATAGTACTTAAAGAATCTACCTACGTAGAAGACAAAGACGATAAGTACAAATTAATAGCTCAAACTAATTACAGAGAATTATTCTTACAAGATGGAGTTTATACTACAAGAATATGGGTACCAGAAGGTAAGAACTCATGGGTAGTTAAACCAGGTTCTGAAATTATACCAACTGTTAGAGGTAAGACTCTTGATTACATCCCATTCCAATTCATATCAGCATTTGATACTACACCAGAAGTTCATGCTCCAGTTCTTTACAATTTAGGTGATATTAACATATCTCATTTTAGAACTTCAGTAGATATGGAACACGTTGCCCATTACTCAGCATTACCTACACCATGGGTTGCAGGAGATTTCCAATCATATGGAGAAGAAGAACAGGTTCAAGAAGTTCAAATTGGTTCAGAAACAGCATGGCATATGACAGAAAATACTAAAGTAGGTTTTCTTGAATTTACAGGTATTTCAATAGATTCTCTAGCAGATATCATGTCACATAAAGAAGAACAAATGTTGAATATTGGTATTCGATTATTATCCGATAAGAAAGGTGTAGAATCAGCAGAATCATTAACGATCAGATCTAATTCAGAAAATGCTACATTATTAGGTATGGTTCTTTCAATAGAGTCAGCGATTGTTTCCTCGTTGGAAACAATTAACTTATGGTCTAATATTACAACTGAACCATTATTTGAAATGTCTAAAGACTTCTCACCTACTCAATTAACTGATAAAGATATTGAGATACAATTAAAATTATTAACAGAAGGTAAACTATCTGAACAGACATTCCTTGAGAATTTGTTTGATGGAGAAATAATCCCTGATGTTGAAGAAGAAAGCAAAAGAATAAATAGAACTATAACGACAACTGAATAGGGTATTCAAATGTTAAATTTTAAAGAAACAACTGTTCCAGAGGGTCTGGAAGCACATTATGAATCAACAACTGATGGTTCATTTCAACTGAAAGTAGAAGGTCTACCAGAAGTTAAAGATAATACAGAAGAAATAACTCAACTTAAAGCTGATAATACCGGATTAAAAGTTAAAGTAGACGAATTTAGAACTTCAAATATTACGTTAAAACAACAACTTGAAAAAGATGTTGGCAGTGATACAAAAATTGAAACACTAATCCAGGATGCAATAGCTCCTTTTAGGCAAGCGCAATCGGATTTAGAGTCAAAAAATAAACTGTTGAATACACAATATGAAGAAGTAGTATTATCTGACAAAGTAAAATCATTAGCAATAGAAGCTGGTGTTGATGAACATGCTGTGACGGATGTCGTAGTAAGAGCAAAAAGTGCATTCTCTGTTAAAGACGGTAAAGTATTACCAACTGATGCAAATGCAAGAGATAAAGAAGGAAATTTATTTACCTTAGAAAGTTGGATGAAGAATTTATCTACATCTGATTCTGCAGCTCATTTGTTCAAAGCATCTCAAGGTTCAGGAGCTTTCAGATCAAAGAATACAGGACAAACTAATACAAATAGGAGTTCTGTAGATAGAATATCAAGCGGATTAGCCGCAAAATAAGGAATAAAATAAAATGATTACATTAGCAGAAGCGCAAAAATTAAGCCAAGATGACTTAGTTGGTGGCGTTATAGAAAATATCGTAACAGTTAACCCAATGTTTGAACTGTTACCATTTGGCACAATCTTAGGTAATGCCAAAACTTATAATAGAGAATTAACATTAGGTGATGCTCAATGGTTAGGCCGCGGTGATACAATCACAGCAAAATCTGGTGACACATTCACTAAAGTTACTACTGACTTAACAACATTAGTTGGTGATGCAGAAATAAATGGATTAGACGTTGCTCAAGGCATCGGTGGTCAAGATGCATCAAGTATACAAATTGCTTCTAAAGCTAAAACTATAGCTCGTGATTATCAAGATGTTATGGTTAATGGTTTAGCTGCTACAGCTAATCAATTCTCTGGTATGATTGAATTAGTTTCAACAGCTTCTCAAATCGTTGATGCATCTTCAGCTGCTTTAACATTAGATATGTTAGATGACGTATTAATTAAAGTATTATCAAAAGGCGCAGACGTAGATTTCTTATGTATGCATGGTAAAGCAATTAACAAATTACGTTCAATCAACCGCGCTTTAGGTGGAACTGATATGGAACAAGTTATGATTAATGGTATCCAATTCACACAGTGGGCTGGCGTTACTATTTTACGTAATGACTACATCCCAGTTAACTTAGGCGTTGGTACAAACGAAACAGTTATCTTTGCTGGTAACTTCGATGATGGTTCTGAAAAAGTTGGTTTAGCTGGTTTAACTGGTGCTAATAACTTTGGTATCTCTGTTGAATCTGTTGGTATTTCTGAAGATAAAGATCAAGAAGTTTGGAGAGTAAAATTCTACAACTCATTAGCTTTATTCTCTGATTTAGGTTTAGCTAAAATCGCAAACGTTATAGTATAATTCTATACCGTAATTTTTAAAATAATTGGGACAGCATTAAATGGATTTAGTCTGTTGCTGTCCCATTTTTTTCACTAAAAAAGGAAACACATATGATAGATGCAACAATTAAAGGTGCAAGTGCTAATTCTTACGTTTCTGTAGCGGATGCTGATAGCCATTTCGATTTATCAATTTTTAAATCTTTATGGACACAATTATCAACTGAAGAAAAAGAACAATTTTTAGTATTCTCTACTAATAGAATAGATGCTGAATTATTTTCTGGTGCTAAGACTACAACTGAACAATCTTTACAGATGCCAAGAAAAGGTATTATTGATAAAGATCAGACGTATTGGGTAGATGAAGACACTATTCCAGCTTATTTTCAATTATCAGTTTTAGAATTAGTTACAGAATACATTAAAGAATACAAGAATGAATCTCCAACCTTTTCTAAGAATGATCAAGAACGTATGTCAGATGTTACAATTGGACCGCTTAAAGGTACATTAAGAAAAACAACTGAATATTCTTTACCAGATATTGTTAAAAGATATTTGAGATCTGTTGGTTATAATTTCTGGATAGGTTCAAGTCCATTTATTCCAGTA